CGGTTTACCTTCTGACCAGCACCCTTCGCCATGCCCTGCCTGTGTTTCGACTATCTGGACGAAAACAGAAAACCCGTTTTCGAAGGCCTCGCACACTGCAATATCTGCGGTGTCAGGGACCCCGCAGGCCCACCCCCATCGGGGAGGACCCATGTTTATGCACAGACTTATCCACAGACTTATGCACAGACTCGGACGGGGGGAATATCGGCCAGCACGCGGCGGGCTGCACGGGTGCCGCCCCGTTGATCGTGATGCCCGTCGCCCCTGTCACTGTGCAGATCAGCGCCGTGTAATCCGTGACCACGTCGTGGAACGCATGCGCCACGTCGACATGGTTCGCCAGCAGGTCGCCACGCCGCCCGCTCAGTGGTTGCGGCAGATCGTCAGCGGGCACCGCCAGCTGCCCCGCCGGAATGCTCAGGTTCGGAGTGGGCGGGTCGGCCGGCGTTTGCTTCACGCCATGCGCGCAAGCCGTCGCCATCAAGGTCGCAGCCGCCAGGATCAGGATTCGCTTGAACATATCGGTACACCGTCCTTTCGATGGTTTTGAAATTCACTTCACTTGCCGCTTTCTTGTCGACGCGTTTCGCCTCGCCCTTTGCCGCTCCCTGCTCATTCGCGTGATCGTTCACACGCGCCTCAACAGCCTGGTCGGCTCGCGCCGTTTCCTGCGCCGTTGCAGTCACCGCGACCGCCGCATCCGCGCGCCCGTCCCTCACCTGATACCCGACCGCGAACGCCACGACCGACCACACAACGAACGCGATCGCAAACACCGGCAAGCTCTTCACGCTGCACCCCCGAAACGGACATACGCGACCCGAAGGTCGCTGAACTCCTGCTCATGCTGGCCGTAGCCAGCCCCCGGCAAGCTCGCCCAAATCTTCCGGGCTGCCTGCATTGCCTCTTCGAACTTCCCGGCCTGCAGCAGCGCAAGGGCGCCGCATTGCTTCAGCAGCTCGACACATGCGCGATCCTGCGACGCAGGACTGAAGTCAGGCAGGCCCAGCCGTGCATCCAGGTCGTCCCATGTCGCGCGCAGGAACTGATACCTGCCCGCAGCGCTCGACCGGATGCCGTAGTGCGGCAGGTTCACCAGCTTGCGGGGATGGTCGGCGTAGCTGTCCAGCAGCCCGCCGCCGACGATCACGTCATAGCCGTCGTCATGCGTCTTCTGTCGGCCGTCGTCAGTGCCCTCGGACACCGCGAGCATGTCCATGAATGCGGCGACGTTCACGCCGCCAACTTCGTCAGGCGCGAGTCGCGGCATGCTCGCCCCCAGTAATACCCCTCACCAGCTCCGTCAGCTGGTCGACCTGGCTCGACAACACCTCAACCTTTCCGCTCAGCTCGCCGATCTGTTTCACCATCGACTCGCGCTCGACCATCAGTCGGTCTGCGCGATCACGCTCAGTCACGACCTGCGCCTGAAGCCGGATGATCGTCTGCGCATTCGCGTCGTTCGCGGTGCGGTCAACGTTCGACTGTGACAACCATTGCCGAAGAAACAGCAAGGACGCGCCACCACCACCGACGGCGGTAACGATGTACTTCGCCCAGGTCGGGACGTGATCAAGCAAATCAGGTTCATTCATGCAACGGACGCCTGCGGGATGTCCGGCGCATGATTTGTGCGCGAGTGACCGCGCTCCATTGGCGGAATGTCCGCCCGCGCTGCCGCTGCGACTCTTCGGACCTGCCTCTCAGAAATGCCGAACCGGATCGCCACCGCGCCCGGCGATGCACTCCCCAGTAATTTCAGGATGTCGTCATTGCGTGTCGCCTTGCGATGGAGCGAACACGTCGCAAGGAACATCAGCTCGCCGCCGAAATGTCTCGACAGCTTCAGCGCGTCGGTCCACCCGATAATTGCCACCAAGCGATGATCCGGCGGCAACACCTTCGGCACGTACAGCACAGGCTCCCCGGCCCGGTGGCCTTTTGAGAATGCGCGCGGCAATTTGTCGACGAGCCGCAAAGCCAATTCATCGCCGATGACTTCGGCAATCTGCTGCACGCTATCGGGGAGCGGCTTCGACATAGGCGGGGACACAAGGGACGATTGACTGTCCCCATTGTCCCCACTGTGCCGCTGCCGTCAATTATCCCCGTTCGGGGATAGGAGTTTCGGCCGTCCTCGCATTCACGCCTTACATATCAACGACTTGAGTACGTGAGTACGGGTGAGTACCGGAAATCCCATATAGCTCCCCAACATCAGGATAAGAGGGACATCTATTGTCCCCAATATCCAGCATCGGCAGAAGTTTGGACTACTTACCCATCCTCTCCATACTCATATTCTATAAGTAATTGATAATAATACAGAAAAACGAGTACGGCATAGAGTATGGCCCTAGAGTACGGGGTGAGTATGAGTCCCCCGAAATCGTCGCAAATTGAGCGTTCGGCCTGAAGTCGGCCAGCAGCCCCAATTTTCAAGTTGTCCCTGTTGTCCTGCTCGGTCTTGAATTACTGCACGATTCCAGCTGCTCGCAGTGCAGTAATTCAGGCGCAAAAAAAACCGGCACATGGCCGGGTCCGGTGCGCTGGCTGCCGTATACCAGTCAATAAGTCGCCCCGGTTGAACTCACCTTGCGGCACGTCCGCACGATATCGTCCCGAGTGACGGCGACGCTTTCGCCAGGCTTGGCGCGGAACACGCCGTCGACCACGTAGCCCATTTGATACTCGCCCCGCGCCGATAGGTCCGCCAGCGCCTCACGCTCCGTCATGCCCACCGCGCGCTGCTCGATCAGCTTCGACGCCAGGTCCCGCGCCTTCTCGCACGTCGCATGCTGCGCCATTTCTGCCGGTGAGCTGCACGCCACCATCAGGGCCGCACAGACCACGGCCGACAGCCTCACCATAGCTTCACCGCCTCGCCCTTGCGCTGCGGCCTCTCGGCGCTCTGCACGCTCACCAGCACGCACCCGCGAATGGCAGGCAGGTCGATCAGCTCGCAGGCAAACGTGGCGTGTTGCCCGATGTCCACCTTTGCGCCGCGAACAGGCACCGTCACGCCGCCGTCAAGATCGACGCTGGCCGCGCTGAACGCCACGACGTCGCCGTCGATCTGCGGGCGCATGTCGTCACCAGGGCCGGACCATAGCTGGACCTGCGGCCTGGTGATCGTGTAATCAGCAGCACAAGCAGCGCCAGCCGCCAATAGCAGCATGGCGGCGAACGCGAGCGCGTGACGTGGTTTCATGGCTGGCCCCTTGTGGATGGTCAGCCATGATAGGCGCGTCCGCTCAGTGCTTCCAGCCGGGCCGCCCCTTGCGTCTTGCCTGCACCTTCAGCGCGATAAGGCGAGCATCAGCCTCGGCGAAAAGGCCGGCGAGCCGACACGCTGCCAAGGACTCGCCCAGAAGGCGCATTGCCTCGGCCGCTTCTTTCACTCGCTCTAGAAAGGCCGGGTCATATAAGCGGATCGGTCGAACGAATGCGCCCCACAGCTCTTGACGAGACCGTTCCATTGTATCCCGCACTTGGTCGTTCACTTGGTGGCCTCGGTAATGATCCGCAACGCTTCGTCGATGTCATCATCTTCCAACGCAAGACGGACCTGTTCAAGCGTGTTGATTGCCCTGCTTACAACGCTTCGCGCGTGCTGCAACTCGTCGCGGAGCTGCTGCACTTCCATTGCGTGTTCAATGCTCATGCCTGCTCCCCCGCCTGGATATAGAACTGCGTTCCCCACGAATACGTTGCCAGCGGTGAAACTTCGATCCCTACCGCCGCCAACACGCCCTGCGCCACGATCAGAGCAGCAAGCGGACCCTTGACCGTGCCGCCGCGAACGTAGTCGTCGCACTTGACCTTCACGCCGTCGACGCCAGCGTTGCGAAGCGCTGCGTTTGCCTTGCGGCTCAGTGCGGAAGCGTTGTTGCTGCGGCTGTTGATCATGGTATGTCCCCAATCCGTTTAAACGTGGTCGATGGGGACATCTTACAGAGTTACGCGCGTAACGCAATACCCCAGGGCATAAAAAAACCCGCCGGGGACGTGGCGGGTTTTCAGACATAGCGGCGGGACCTGGCTATCTTCTGCGTGGTGGCTGCGTGGTGGCGTTCATGGCTCAGCCTACCCGGCCACTTGTGTCTGCGCATCGTGCATAGCGTTCCTCGCTCTTCATGCTGCTGTCCATTATGGTCTGTCCCTGTTGCGAAAGCGGTCCCACCGCCGGTGCAAGTAAATTCTCATGTTACGCGCGTAACTTCAACCCCTGCCGTCTACGTCTTCAGCATCCGGTCACAATTCAAACAGCATGTTCCCGCCAGTTTTGCGCGGGGTTATCCCAGCTTCCCGCAGCCATCGGCCGACGTTCAGGGCGTCCGATCGCGTCGACGGGAACTTGCCGGCAAGCAGCAGGAAGCGGCCGACGGTCACGCGCTCCCCCGTGCCGCGCAGCTTCTTCAGGGTATCGACAAACCACTCCGGGGCCTCTTCATCGCTTGTCCTGCGGACCTTTGCGGGTTCGGCGGCCTGGCTCGCCAGCGCCATGAATATGGCATCAAGCGATACCTTCAGCTTGTCGCGCGCCGGCTGTGCACTGAACAGCTCGCCGGCTTTCGCCCGCAAAGCTTTGAACTCTGCCGTGTTCATCGTTCATCCTCGGATGTTGTGGCGCGCAGGGTATCACTTACGCGCGTAACCCCGTCAACCCCGGAACGAAAAACCCGCCGGGTCGCGGCGGGCTGTGTTCAGGTTGGCGTCACTTCCGGTATCGTTCAGCAGCCTCGACGATAGCCCGATAAATACACGTCGATGCGCTATCCCCATATCCCTCGGCCTGCAGTACGCCCAGGGCGTCGGCCGCATCCGCCGGCATGACTCCGCCAGGCATACGCCGCCCGCCATCGCGGATTTTCCGCAACTCGCTTGCGCGTACGCGTTCGGCGGCTGTTGCTGTCGGCTTCTTCGGCATGCCTTCGATTCTACCGCGCGTCACGCCGAGCCGCCAAACAGTCCATCCGAAATCAGATCGTCGAAGAATCTCACTAGCGTATTCTTGCTCTTGCAACCCGACAATCCATCCAGCGCAGCGGCGAGCATATCGTTCGGCGTGCCGATATTCCGAACCCGAAACGTAACCAGCTCGGCCGGAAGCGGGCTCTCGCTGATATGCGAATCACCCTCGCCGGTGCCTGGCCTGTCGACCGCAATCACGACGCCACCATGCGCGAGGATCGCGCGCGCTTCGTTCGGGAAACGGACGTCGGAAATCACCACGTGCTGCGTGTGGCTGACACGGGCCATCAGCGAATTAACCCACAGCTCGGGGTGCACCATGACGCGCCCCCACTCCGTGCCGACGGTCTGCATCATCTGGCGCGGCGTCACGCCATCCAGCCAGGGGATCGGGGTTTCCTTGTGCAGCTCCAACAGCTCCGGGTCCAGGCCGATAAGCTCGCCGATGAAGTTTCGAATCGGCGCCGCAAAGCTGTCCTGTCGCGCGTTCAATGCACCACACAGCAGGCGCGCAAGTGTGTCCTTGCCGGAGCGCTTCGGGCCGGCGATGCCGATCAGTAGTTTTGAAGTCATTTTGCGTTTGTTCCCTCGGTTGTGCCATGCGCCAGCGTCACCAGCGACGACACTGCTACGCGTCTCATTTCGCCGTCCTGGTACAGGTTGACGTACAGGCCGCCGCGTCCGCGCTGCTTGCGGAACGGCTTCAGCTCGCCCCGCGTCGTCGACCGCACCCGACCATCTGGCGTCGCCTGGTAGCGGCCACCGTGGCCGGGGATGTCGGCCCACCGCACGCCGCCGCTCATGGCGTCACGTCCAGCTGCTTGAACACGATCGCGCGCATGTCCTTCAAGTGCTGTTGCGTCGCCAGCAACGCACCAGCACTGCCGCTGCCCTCACTCGGCCGCAACCCCGCATCCCACAGCGCGTCAATGAGCGCCTGCGCCTCGCCCGGCTTCATGTACAGCGCCGGGTTAGTGGCCTCGTTTTCGCTGATCGGCTTGAACAACACCGGCACGGCCGCCGCGAAATCGTTGCCGGCTTCGTCGACGATGGTCAGCGCGATTGCGTTCCGCCGGAATTCGCGCTCCGCGTGGAATTTCAGCATGACGGCTCTCCCGTCGGCGTGGCGGCCTCGGTGATCAGCTTTGCAAGCCTGTCGGTGATCAGTTTCACTTCGCTGGCGGCTACTCCGTTGACAACTGAAGATGATTGCGACAGCACATCCCGGCGGCCGCTCATGTACGCCAGCAGCTCCCTAGCCCTGTGGATATGGATGGAGCCATCCATTGGACTCTCCGGCATCCGCGCGGCGGCCAGCATGATCGCGTCCACCACCCAGTCATGCGGAGTGAACGGCACGCTGAAATAGCTCGGCGGGTTTGCCTTCGCGCACGCCACCGCAATGGAAATTGCTTGATCGCGAGCAATCCTCATCCCCGCACGCTCCCAACAAAATTAGTGATCTGCCGCTTCACCGCAGCAGGAAGACGCACGCCGGATAGCGTCACCAGGCCATCAACAAGCCCGACGATCTGCGCCGCTTCAGCCAGCTTTCCGCGCGCGTCCCGCCGTTCCTCGCGCAGCATCCACGCGCTGCACGCCATGCCGATCGTGAACGCGACCAACACCATGATCCAGAAAAACACCAGGTCTACCGATGTCGTTTGCATGCTCTTTGCTCCGGTTACGCGGAAGACAGCCGCTTCAGTACGTTGTCGGTTTCGATGCGCACGGCCTCGGCTCGCGCGGCATCGGCAATCTTGGTTTCGGCCTCGCGCAGGATGCCCGCGACGATCACGTCGAACGGACGTCCACATGCGGGCCGCAACGCGTCGGCATAGGCCGGCAGGGCGACCAGTCGCGCCGAGACAATGGCCGCTTCCACGCGCTCGATTGCGCGCTCGCGTATGCCTTCCTCGATCCGGTCGGAAAGTGGTTTCAGCGGACTCATGCGTATTGCCTCGTTTCGTAGCGCTCGCGCATCATGTCGGGCGACAGTGCCGGGTTGTGCGCGCAGTACCCCCGGCCACGCCAGTGGGGGAAGCTGTAATTTCCGCAGCGGCATGTGTGCCCGCGCTGTTCGCGGCCGTCGGTGCGGTAGATGTCGACGCGATACACGCCCTTGCCGCAGCTGCGGCATTTCGGCGGGCGCAGGTAGTCGTCCGGATGGCGCGGCAAACGCCGACGCGACTGGCACTCGGCGCGATTGCAGCGGCACGCGTAGGAGTGCCGGCGCTGCACGAAGGCGCGGAACAGGACACTCACCGGAACCACCGGAAGAAAGCGAGCGCGATCCACACCAGCGCGTCAACGCCCAGGGTAAGCAGGGCCAGCTGCACGCTTGAGTGGTGCCACCACGTACCGCTGCGGCGGCTCATGCGGCCGCCTTGAGCGCGGCAATCACGCGCTCGACGCCGACGGGCGGCGCGGCATTGCCGAGCATGTGCATCGCCATCCGGCCGTTTGTCGGCAGCAGGTAGCCGGCCGGGAACGTCATCGCCTGGCGTGCCTCGTCGACCGTGATCATGCGCATGCGGTCGCCGTCGATCACGGCCCAGCGGTCGCGCGTGGTAATCGTGCCGATGGCACGGGCGAGTGATCTGCCGCCGGTGGTGGCACCGTAGAACGACATCAAGAACCGCTCGCCATGCTGCCGCCGGCCGTTCGCGATCCTCGCCAACGTCTTGACCGCTCTCCCCTTGCGCTCGATCGGCGACCAGCGTCCGGCGCTGAAGTCGATGATGTCGCTCGCTGGCACATGCGCCAGCTTCGGCAGCTGCAGCGTGAGCGGCGACTTGCTGCGCGTTAGCACGATCACGACGCGCTCGCGGTTCTGCGGGACGCCCAGGTCCGCGAAGTCGATCACATGGGGCGACACGGCGTAGCCGAGCGCCTGCGCAGCGTCACGCCACGCGCTGTAAAGCGTCCACTTCAGGAACGCCGGCACATTCTCGACCAGCGCGAATTGCGGCCGATGGCATTCAAGCGCGGAGATAACAGCCCATGCCGTGCTGCGGCACGCATCGTGATGCGGGCGTTCCTTGCCGCGAGCCGGTGAGTGCCCCTGGCAGGCCGGCGACGCCAGCAGCAAATCGTGCGCCGGGACTTGCGTCCAGTCGGCTTGCTGAAGGTCCTGGCACGCGTGCGCGGTGTGCGGATGGTTCTGCGCGTGAATCTGCACGGCTTCCGGCCAGTGGTTCGCAGCCCATACGACGTGCACGCCTGCCGACTCGGCGCCAGTCGTGAAGCCGCCGACGCCTGCGAACAGGTCGATTGCGCGGAGCTGGCCGGCCATCATCGCGGCAGCCTCACGACGCGATCGATCGCGCCAAACAGCGTGTAAGGCACGTAGCACCCTGCGCGATGGTATCCACGGCGGAATTGCACCGGCATGGACAACGGGTCTCGCACTTTGCCGCACCATGCCGCAGTTCGCGCCACGCGACAGACGTTGATCGGCAACGATTCCGTCTCAAGCTCGCGGCGCTTTTCCGCTGTCGTCCATTCGACGCCCTCGACAGGGCACCGAATCATGCGGAACAACCGGAACGCGCGATGCCAGGTCTTGCGGGCCGGGGATGAACGCTTGCGACGGGCGTTCATCACTCGCTCCTGAAGAACGTAGCTTCGCGGTCGCCTTCGATAGCCATGTAAATGCTCTCGTCGACGTCCGGAAGGGCAATGATCTTCTGAGTGAGTTGGCCGGCAGTGTTCTCGGCTTGCTCAAGCAAGTAGGCAGCAGCCTCGCTTGCCGATGTTTCGTCGGGCAAGGTGATGGACAGATTCAGGATCATGACGCGCTCCCGACGTTGGCGAGGGCGGCGCGGACAACATCTTGGATCGTGAGCCACTGGCCATACGCGGGCTCTCTGCCGCTTTCACGCCATTGCGTGATCACGTGGTCTACATCGCGCAGAGCGGAAGTTGCCTCCGCCACGGCGGCGGTGTCGATGGCATACAGCTTTGTCCCGACAGGCCAGCGGCTACCGTCAGGCTGCTTGCGCAGATTGATGATGCAGTCCTCGCGAATCTCCGCGACCGGAACCAGCACACCCACCGATCTTCTTTCGGCCTTTGGAGCCTCGATTGCGTTGACGTTTTCCATTGCAGGTTCCCTTGTATGCGGCCCCGAAGTGGGGCCGACAGGGTTATCCTGCCACCATTACGCGCGTAACGCAATATCTATTGATCCCCGGCATCCTGCGGGGACCTTGCGCCCCGCCAGATGGCGGTTGCCAGGCGCTCCAACGCGTCCCGCGCCGCCCTGCCTCGCCTACGCTCGATCATGTCCAGGTAGTACCGGCGACGCTCGCGCGTGGGTAGGCGGAGAATGCCCCGCGCCTCGCATTCAGCCATCCATTCCGGCGACCAGCTGCTAACACTGGTGCCATCGTGCAGCGTGACCATGCGCTCGCCGCGCCGTGGCGCCACGTTGATCGAAGGCGCGTTCAAAACGGCGACCCGCGACCGGAGCGCGGCGGCATCATCCAGCGCTTTGACCGCTTCATGCCGACCTGCTTTGTCTCAACGTTGTACTGCGCGACGACGTAAGCGGCTGCCTCGTTAACCTCTTTTTGCGACGGCTTTTCGATGCCGGCCGCTCGCGCGATATCCGTAGCGGACATTGCCGTCGTCCAGATCGTCGGCATGCACTCCCAATCAAATTCCTTGTCGATCAGATCATGCACAGGCTTGCTTGTTTCGTGCTGCTTGTTGTGGCTGTTCAGCGCGGTCACTTCGTCGGCGTCCAGGTGCCACGACTCGCCTGCATCGAAAAGTGACTTCACTTCAGCCCACACCTGTTGCATGTCGATGGTGTGCTTGTTGTCCAGCGCTTCCGCATGGATCGTCCACCACCGGGTATTTCCGGTCGGGTCGTGCAGGAATTGCGGGTCGTTGACGCTGGCGAAAAATACCGTTCTTCGCGCGTACTTCGAATCCGTGCGCGCGTAGGGTCTGCGCAGCGTGTCGCGGTCCTTCGAAATGAATGCCTTCAGCGCGGCGATGTCGGACTTGCGGAACGTGGCGTCGACCTCACCCAGCTCGACGATCCACTTCGATACGACGGTCATCACGCTGTCTTTGTCGGCGGGGTTGAGAATCAAGCCGTCGGCGATAACGTCCAGGTCCTTCGGCGCGAGCCGCTTCGCCCAATGCGTCTTGCCCAAGTTCTGCTTTGAGACGAAAGTCAGCACGCCGCGCGCGACAACCCCGTTCGGCGAGTAGGCGGCAGCCACGGCCGAAATAAGCCACTTGCGCATAAGCGCTTCTTTCAGGCTGGACCCGTCCGGCAGCTCGGTATCATTCTTCGCCGTGACCGTGTTGAAAAAGTCCTGCAGCCTCGACACACCATCCCACGGCGCCGAGTCGATCCACGTCGCCACCGGGTTGTATTGGTTCGCGTCGGCCAGGCTGCACAGGTTGCCGTCAAAGCCGCCGACTGGCATGCGCACGCGGTGCAGGCAGTTGTAAATTTCGTTGTAGCTGGCTTCCTTCGCGTTATCCAACGAAGTTCGCAGGCCGGGGACGATGATTTCAATATCCTTCTTGATCACGTCATAGCGCACGTTCGCGCCGATCCTGCGGAACAGCTCCGCCAGGTTGACCGCCGTCGGCAGCGGCTTGCCCTTGCCATCGAACTCGGGGAACGGGGTGAACGTGTCGAACGCCTGCACAGTGCGCGGCGCGATGTAGTGGCCGGGGCTTGCCATCTGCGCATCGTCATCATCTTCCGGCGGCGCGATCGGGGCCGGCATCGGCGGAAACACCTGCGCCTGCACAACCTCGATACCCTCGCGCGACATCAGGTCATTGAAGTCTGTCGGCTTGTCGTCTTCATCGTCGGGGTCGATCCACGCGAACTCCGGAAACACCACGCGGGCGCCAACTTCTGCGGCGGCACGGCGTGCGTACGTGACGCCGGGGTTGTCGACCGGCGATTTCGTCCATTGGTCGTTATCCGCGCAGATGACAAACAGCGCCGCCGGCATTACCTCGCGCCATGACGCGACAACGTGCGGCAGGTTGTACGCGTCCCAGCAAACCACGACGCACCATCCCGTCGCTTGGTGAATCGTCTCGGCTGTCGCGTAGCCCTCGGCGAAGGCAACAGGCTGCCCCGGCACCGGCCGTCCAATGACAAAGAAGCAACCACGCTTGCGGCCGCCGACAAGGAAATCCTTGTCACGACCGAACGCAGAATCTTCCGCAGGGAACACGCCCTGAAGGGAATAGATTTTCCCCTTCACGTCCATGATCGGAATGATCAGTGTGTTCGCGATCGTGCGGAACACTTCGCCAGCGGTGTTGCGCACCGGCCAGTCGCAGACGCGCAGGCCATGCGATCGCACGCCCTTGCGGGCAAGGTAGGGATGGTCGTCGCCGTCGACCGGCGCCGCATCGTTCCACAACAGGTTGGCGGTCTTCGCTGCCGCGCCTTCGCGCGCCTTCTGTGCCTTCTCGCGCTCGATCTGCGCCGCCTCGATCCGGCGGTTAATCTCGCGCTGCTCTTCAGGCGTCAACGTAGACCTGTCTTTCGCGCACCACGTCACGCTGTGTCCGGTCTTCCAGCTGCCGAACTCGCCGGCCGGGATGCCATCGGCAAATAGGATGTACCAGCCGTTGCGCGTGCCCTTGCTGTCGCCGTCGACATGGAACCGGCGCGGGTTGCCGTCGGCTGTCGGGCCGACCTCGATACCGCCGCCGCGCGGAAACACCGGAACGATGCCAGCGGAGCGCATCGCAGATTCAAAATCGGCGATGATGTCCTTTTCGTTGAACTCACTCACGCGGCAGGACCTTCGACGGCCGTCGCGGCAAGCTTCACGCGCAGGACTTCCAGGGCATGTTCCGGAATGGTGCGGTCGTTACTGCTGCGCCAATTGCGCACGGTCTGCGCGTCACGGTTCAACAGCTCGCCTACCTGGCGCGCAGTCAAGCCGTGGTCGCGCATGATTCTGTCAAGCTCGGCGGTGCGGTTCATGGGCGCTCTGTGTAAGGGCAGGATGACAGGATACCTTGTTATCCCCGTTCGGGGATAGTGGGGACATCAAGCGCGGCTTGTCAGATGCCAGCCATCGCACCAGTTGCACCGATACGCCCGCACCGGGATGTACGCGTGCGCCGCGCGCGCTTGGATACGCTCAAGCTCGGACATGGCTGCCCGCTCGCTGCGAAACCGCTGTTTGTCGCACGCTACGCTGCCATCAGGCAGGCGGTAGCCGATGCGTCGCCCATGCGGGACGATCAGCGCGGCACCGGCACGGCGCACAAGCGCGCGCAGTGCCTTGACCCTGTAGCGCGGCCCGTGCAACCGGCAGGTGCCGCCCTTGTCGCTTACGATCCTCGCGCGACGGCGAGCGAACTCCCCGGCATGCATCACTCACCCCTCACGATGCGCAAGGCATCGGCAATGCTGCGCGCGAAGCCGGTACGGCCGCCGAGCTGTTTGACGGCGACCGCGAAGCGCTCTTGCGCCTCGCGCGCCCTGCCCTTCGACGACTTGCACTCGATCGCGGTGAAGACAGCGACGGTCGACCCGACCATGTCCGCCGTTACGACGACCGGGACCGCGCCGAAAACGTCACTGAAGCCCACCGGCAACCCAGTCGAAAACGGGCGCGGGTTGCGCAGAATCAGCGAGCCATCGGGCAGCTTTGCGATGTCATTCGACGCCCAGGCCGTGCCGACGTTTGCGCGGAAGAACATGCCATCGTCGACAAGTGCGTTGCGGATGTCGGTCTGCGTGGCATGTTCCGTCGACCGAACGCGGACGCGGGTGTTCTTCGTGTGGATCATGCGGGCCTCGCCTTCGCCGCGCCCTCGGCGATCTTCAGGTTCTTGATGCGGTTTTCGGCGTGCGAGAAAACCGCCGTCCACACCGCGCGCGGTGATCTGCACGCGGCTTGTGTGCCAGTCATGGCCGATTGGTCGGCGGTCGCGTGCACGACCACCAGGGCATCAATCGCGGCCAGAAGGTGCGCCGTCGACGTACCGACGGCTTCCGGGCTGGCCGCGATCGACGACAGTGTTGCGAGCGCGGGGCCGCGAACGTCACCCGTCTTGCCTACGGCCGTCGTCTTGTAGATGACGACTTTGCCGGCGCTCACGGCTTCGCCTCGATGCGTGCCAGTGCGCATGCCTTCGCGAAGGGGATCGTCTGTCTTGACCGCGTCGGGATGACATTCGTCAGGATCAGCGCGCCAGCAGCGGGAACGTCACTGATACCGTCCCAATCGTCGACGACGCGGTTTAGTCCGAAATGCCGGCGCAGGGCTTCGGCATTGCGCGTCTTCCCGCAGCGCTGCGGGCCGTACACGACCACGGACCGATTCATGCGGGCACCTCAATATCCGTCTGCGCATCCTTGACCGCCTTCGCCTGGCCGCGCTCGGCCTGCTTTTTCCGGCACGCGCGAATCTCGGCGATAATTTCCAGCAGGTTGTCGACGACAACGGCGTCCGGCTTACGATCATTCGGGCTGTACGTGTCCACGAATTCAAACAGGACTTCTTCAAGCTCACTCACCAGCTTTCGCGGCAACGGCTTGCCCTTGATCGCGCCTGAAGTGGCTTTCGATTTCCCGGCCGCACGCGCGGCATCGACCGCACCACCCAGCACCTTGCCGGCATCCTCGCCATGCTTACGCACCGCGTCGATGGCCGACGTTGCCGACACACCGCCGCCAGCCACAAGGGCCTGCACGTCACTGTTCGCGTTCGCCAGAATCAGCGCCTGGTCGACGTGCTGCCGGGTCTTGCCGACCTTTTGCGCGATCTGTTCCGGCGTCCAGTTGTACGCAATCAACCGCTTGTAACCCTCGGCGACTTCCAGCGGCGACAGCGCGCGGCCTTCGGCGCTTGTGATGATGCGGGCAACGCGATCGGCATCATTGCCGACGAATGCGACCACCGACAGCCACAGTTCGCCGCTACCGTCGCGCACCTGGTCGGCAACCTGCAGATACGCCCGGCGCCTGCGGTGACCGTCGACGACAAACACGCCGCCCTCTTCGCGCGGGCGGACTTCCATCGGCGGGACGATGCCGCCGGACACGATGTGTGCGGCCAGCGCGTCGATGCTGGCGGTCAGGTCCTCGCCTTCGCGGCGCAGGTTGAAACCCGGCTCTTCGTGGATGTCCTCGATCCGGACCTTCATCGCGTCGGCCCGCTTGATGTCGCCGTCTTTGATCATCTGTTTAAACGATTTCATGCTCTGTTTCCTTTCGTGGTTTGATGCCCTTTCGGGCGGGGTTAAGCGGATTGCAGCTGTGTGCTATCCCTCGCAATTTGTTTGCGCCAGGGCGAATTGCTCCATTTCTTGAAAGCCCAGCCTGTCGGGTTCGAATAACCGCGACGGTTCGCGAGCGCGATCAGGTCGGCGATCGATTTCGCGTCGTGTTCTTCGCGGCGAAGCTGCGCGCGGACGGCGGCCTTGTCGGCGTCGGTGCGGCGTGTCAGCTCTTCGTCGCCTTCGTCGACCGGCTTCACGTCGGGCACGATTGCGATACCGCAATGCGGGCACTTCGTCGGCAGCGGCCGCTTGATCTGGCGGAAGCACTTGCAGGTATACGGCGGCGGCGGCCCGTCTTCGCCCTTGCCGCCCTTGCCGGTGCGCTCGCGATCGTCCAGTGACCATTCCCGTTCGTCGTCGGGGAAGCCGTGCACGTTGCTGTTACCGGCGTGGTCAAGGATCACGGCCGGAAAGTCTTTCGGGCGCAGCACGCGACCCCACCGCTGCAGTACGGCAGACAGTGATTGCGTGGGCGCCGCGTCAATCAGGCAATCGACGGTCACGTCCGTCTGCGCGATGGCGGACAGGTCGAAGCCTTCGCCGAAGAGCGCGACGTTCGACACAACCAGCAGGCGGCCATCGGCAAAATCTCGAATGATCTGCTTGCGGTCTTCCTTCGGGGTGTCGGCATCCAGGTGTGCGGCGGGAATGCCGGACTCATTGAAGCGCGCGACGATCGTCATACTGTCCGCGACGTTCACCGCGAACGCGATCGTTCGAAGGCCGCTCGCGTACTTGCGCCAGTGCTTCACGATGTCGCCGGTGCGCTTCGGCATGTCCATGCGCTGCGATGCGTCGCGCTTCGTCCAGTCGCGTGACTTGTCTTTCCGCGCCCCGGTCATATCCGGCGGGTTCGGCGCGAAGATTTCATATCTCGACAGGAACCCGCGCTCGATCAACCAAGCGGGCGTCGGCCCCTCAACCATGTATTCGAACTGCCGCCCCAAGCCGGAGCCGTCAAGCCGCCAGGGTGTCGCGCTCAGGCCGATGTGTCGCGCGTTCGGCCACGCGTCCATGATTGCTTGCCAGCCGGCGGCGCCCAGGTGGTGGCATTCATCCCATATCGCGATAGCCGGCTCCGGCGTAGTCAGAAGCCGGTTCTTCAGCGTGTCGATGCTGCAGATCACCGCGTGCGCTGGTGCCTTCGGTCTGCCGGCGGCGATGAAGCCGTGCGCGATGCCGTACTTCTGCCACGTCCTGGACGTCTGCTCGACCAGCTCGGCGCGATGGCAGTTGAAATAAACCAACTTCCCGCGCGCGGCGATTTCCTGCGCGAGGAATGATGCAATCGCGGTCTTTCCGCCGCCGGTCGGCAGCTGCAACAGCACGCGCCGGTACTTCCGCAGCGCCTCGCGCAGCGCATCAATCGCTGGCACCTGATATTCAGGGCGCAGGACCAGTGCGGCGGCCGGACGTGCGTTCATTGGACCTCGGCAGGATGACAGGGAAAGGGTTGACGGGGACATCATGGCGCATACATGATGCGAACCGCAATACCCGTGTTGTCCCTCTCATCCTGCTAGGAATCCACGAATGAACACAGTCAGACCAGGCGTCTACAGGGGCGTGTCAAAAGACGCCTATCACCACGGCCCCGGCGATTCGAAGTCGGGGCTTGATCTTGTGCACAAGGCCCCAATCAATCTTCACGCCGTGCGCACCGGCGCGGTGGAGCGCAAGCCGACTCCGGCGCAAGCGCTCGGAACAGCGTTTCATGCGCTGGTGTTGGAGCCGGAAGTCTTCGCAGCGGAATACGCGCTGCCGTTCGTCCCGCCTACCGGCGCGCTGTGCACCGTCGACGACATCAAGACAGCGCTCTCCGAAGCGGGCGCGGTGTTCAAGGCATCGGCGAAGAAAGCCGATCTTGAAACGATCGTGCGCATGGAACTGCCCGATGCCGTGCTGTTGACGGACGCCAGCGACGCGTACGACGCCGAGAATGCAGACCGCCAGGTGATCGGCCTGGACGACTGGGATCGGCTGCACCGCATGCGTGATGCCGTCATGGCCCACCCTGCCGCGCGCAAGTTGCTTTCAGCGCCGGGGGAGTCCGAGCTGTCGGCGTACTGGTATGAGCCTGTTGTCGATCTGAAGACGGGCGAACAGCTGTTGAACGAAGACGGCACGCCAGCGGAATTGCTGCTGCGTTGCCGCCCCGACAAATGGCGATATGACGGCATCCTTATCGACCTGAAGTCGACCAGTCCCGGCGGCGCTTCGCCGGATGCGTTCGCGAAGTCCATTCACGACTGGCGCTATCACGTGCAGCACCCGATGTACCTGCGCGGCGCAGGGGAAGCGCTGAAGGCTGCCGACCGTGACGATTGCGCCGACGGCATGGCCGCTGATTTCGAAAGGTTCCAGCCGCCACGCGCCTTCGTCTTCATCGCCGTGGAAAACGACGCCTGCGTTGTCGACGGCATCGCGAAGGGCGTCGGCGTGTATCAGCTGCAGCCCGATTCTGTCGCTCTCGGCGTCGCCGAAATGCGCGAGGACATCGCCACGCTGCACGCGTGCACGCAAGCCAATCGCTGGCCCGGTTACTCCGACCTGGTGCAGCCGATCGAACTTCCGCCCTACGCATTCACCAAAGCCGCCGCCCGCATGGGCGCAACGGACTAACCGGGGATATGAGCATGTCCGAACAGATCATAGATCAAGTGACATCCGACCTTGCGGCGGCCATCGAAGCCATTTCGATGGCGTCGGTACTCATCGGAAACGCTCGCGCGGCGAAGGTCGCCGAAGTATCGGGCGGGGCCGTAACCACCACGCCCGAACAACTCGCCGCGATCACTGCGGCTGCCGACAGCGAGCTGTCCATCGCGTTGCGCGAACAGATTCGCGACGTCATCAGCGTTTACATCGTCAACATCAGCACAGGGGCATAGAAGCATGTCAGTCATCAACATCCAGAAAGCGGAGCGCGCGGGCGCGAGACTGGTCGTCTGTCTCGCTGGCCCGAGCGGTAGCGGAAAAACCTTCACAGCGCTTCAGCTCGCTTACGGCCTGGCGAACTTCAACGCCAGCAAGGTCGGTCTACTCGACACGGAGAACCGTCGCGGCCGGCTCTATTCGAACATCCTTGTCGATGGCAACGGGGAGATTCAGCCGTTCCTTGTCGGCGACATGGAGCCGCCATTCAGCCCGAAGCGCTACACCGAAGCGATCATGGAGTTTCAGCGCGCGGGCGTAGAAGTCCTGGTAGTCGACAGCGTTTCCCATGAATGGGAAGGCACCGGCGGCTGCGAGGAAATCGCGCACGCACAGAACCCGCGCCTGCCGGACTGGGCCACTGCGAAGCGCGAACACAAGGCGTTCATGAACGCGCTGCTGCAGTCGGATATGCACATCATCGTGTGCGCTCGCGCTCGCGAGAAAGTGAAGATCACGAAGATCGGCGGGAAGACGGCCGTCGAAAGCATCGGCATCCAGCCGATCACCGAAAAGAACTTCATGTTCGAAATGACGGCATCGCTTTTGATGTGCGACGAAGGCACGCAGCAGGACGTGATCAAGTGCCCGTCGGAACTGCGCGCCATCCTCGGACGCGGAAGCGACTACATCACCAGCGCCGACGGTAAGGCGTTGCGGGAATGGGTCGACGGCGGCGCCAAGCTCGACCCGGCAATCGAACACGCGCGCAACACCCTGCGCACGATCGCCGCCCAGGGCGTCGAAGCGTACCGCAAGGCGTTCGAAGCCGCCTCGGCGAAGATCAAGAAGGCCCTTGTCGACGACGGCACGCACGCCACGCTGAAGGCATCCGCTGAAGCCTTCGACAAGCAGCGCATCGACGCCAAGCCCGGCGGTGCCGGGTTGGATTCCCTGAACCAAGAAATTGACGCCGGATAGTCGCAGGTTCAGCGACGCGCCCGACGTGTAATTCCATGCGTCGGGCGCGCCATGCAATCAACAGCGTGTCAATTAGACCAAATCGAAAAAATAATGACTGACATCATTGACTTAGCGCAGCAGTTCCAAGCACAGAATATGGCACAGTCCATGCTTGCGCATGCTGCGTCCGCAAAATGCTGCGTCCGACCGAAGCCTGTCGGCCATTGCCTCAACAGCGATTGCTTGGAGCCGTTCGAAAAGGACTCGCTACGCCTCTTCTGCGGTCCACCATGCGCCGTTTCATACGACGCTCAGCTAAAACACAAACGCTAAACAGGGGTTAGTAATGCAGGGAAGAAAAGTAGTCCGTGACAGGCCCGAGCCTGGCGCGGCATTGATCGACAAGGTGCGGGCAGCTGCGGAAGAGCTGCGGACGCTGCTCCAACAGGTCGAAAACCACCTTGACGACCAGCACCAGCACGCGAAGGCCACTGGCGACATCGACGAAATGCAGCGCTTGCAGGACGCCGATCCGTACCGCTGGCACGCCGACGCAAAGCACTCACTACAGGCCGGCGTCATGTTCGCAGAACGTGCGCTCGGTCAACCATCATCGTTCTAGGAGATAGCCCGACATGGCTCGCGGAATCAACAAAGTCATCTTGATAGGCAACCTCGGGGCGGACCCCGAGTTGCGCCACACCGGCGGCGGCACGGCCGTCTGTAGCTTCAACATTGCCACGTCGGAAACGTGGACGGACAAACAGTCCGGCGAAAAGCAGGAGCGCACCGAGTGGCACCGCATCAAGGTGTTCGGCCGGCTCGCTGAAATCTGCAGCGAGTACCTGAAGAAAGGCCGGCAGGTCTACATCGAAGGCTCGTTGCGAACGGACAAGTACACCGATAAGCAGGGCGTCGAACGCTACTCGACCGACATCATCGCCAACGAAATGCAGATGCTTGGCGGCGCTGGCGAGTCAAGCGGCGGGCAGCGCCAGGCGGGATCGTCGCCACGCCAGGACAGCGCGCCGCCTGCGCAAAGCCCCGGCTTCGACGACGACGAAATACCGTTCTAGCGACTGCCGTTTTCAGCCGAAAAATAACCCCGCCATCCCGGCGGGGTTATTGTTTGTATCCCTGTCATCCTGCATAATGGACGCCATCGGACGCACTAGGACGCCTCGCAGTGGCACGCAATCTAATCAGACTTCCCATCGTGAAGGCACGCACCGGACTTTCGAAGTCCACGATTTACGCGCGCGTCAAGGAAGAGCTGTTCCCGAAGCCCGTCCCGCTCGGCAATTCGCTTTCCGCATGGATTGAAGACGAAATAGACGCGTGGGTCGAAGCCAGAATCAGCGCGCGCGACGCGATGCCGCCCGCTTCGACGACTTCGGCCCAGGCTTCCGCCTAATCGGGGACTCGTCGGCGCCGGCCTGCTCGATCCACTCCGACCACTCTTTCATCATCGCGATTCGCTCCGGCAGATATTCCGCGTGGTTGTACGCCGCGCCCACCTTGTCGGTTTTCGCGTGCGCCATCTGCATTTCCACGACATCACTTCGGTAACCCATTTCGTGCAGATGCGTCGATGCGGTCGCGCGGAAGTCGTGCCCGGTGAAGTAGCCCGATGGATAGCCCATGTGTTCCAGCGCGCGATTGATCGTCGTCGCTGTCATGACGTCCTTTGGCCGACGGTTGTTCGGGAACAGATGGACATTCGCCCCGGTGATGTCGTGCAGCTCGCGCAGAAGCTCCACAACCTGCGGAGCCAGCGGCACCAGGTGAATACGGCGCTTCTTCATGCGCTCGGCCGGGATGGTCCACAGCGCGGCATCAAGGTCGAATTCTGACCACGGCGCCCTGCGCAATTCGACCGTACGCACGAACGTCCGCAGCAGCAGGCCGAGCGCTATTGTCGTCGTCCGGTTACCGCCGTAGGCCGCCACCCGTTGCAGCATGTCGCGGATCGTGTCGCGGTCTTGCGCGCTGGCGTGCTGCACTTGCGGCTTGATGATCGCGCGGCGAATCGGCCAGGTCGGGTCGATGTCGGCCCGCAGGTTCGACACGGCGTAGACGTACACTTGCGACACCAGTTGCCGGACAAGGATCGCGGCCGACTCGGCGCCACGGTCAGCGATGGCGCGGACCACGGCCAGCCATTCCGCCGACGTGATGCTTCGAATCGGTCGCCGCCCCACCTTCGGGTAAACGTCCCTGTCGAAGTAGGAGCGCACCTGGTCTTCATACTTCGCCGACCACCCTGGCCGGTTTTCCTTCGTGATCTTCGCGTCGATCCACTCTTCCGCGACGGCGCGGAAGTGATCGCCTGAAGCCGACACAGCGGCGCCCAGTGCGCGCGCCCGATCGTGTGCCGGGTGTGTGCCTGCCTGCACCAGTGCGCGGGCCTTTGCGTGCGCTGTGCGCGCGTCCTGTAAGGTGACCTCGGGATAGGCGCCAAGTGCGAACAGATTAGGCTTGCCGCCGATGCGGTACGCGTAGCGCCAGAGCTTCGATCCGTTCGGCCGAACCTCGATCAGTAGGCCGCCACCGTCGGCCAACCGGAAAGGCTTCGCCGCCGGCTTCGCTTGGCGGATGCGGACATCAGTAAGGGGCATGGCGGGCGCGTGCTATGTACGGGGCTGCGAGCGTACCAACAAACGGCCACCGTACCAACAAATCTACCAACAATTTTCGCGGATGGGGTCGATCCGGCTCGGACGCGTTCGGACTGCCTACCTTCGAAAATCAGTCACTTGCGACGACATGCCGGACACGGCCGGACGCGTTCGGACGCGCATGCTTATTGTCGATCATCAGGAGCATATAGAACCTAAACTATTGATTACATTGCGCGGTACTGCGGTATCTCGGCGGCCGTACCTGCAGCCGTACCAACAATTTTTCCCGCTGGCCGGCGCACCTATCGGCAGCCATCTATTCTGCCCGATCATCGCTAGGATATGGGGGATTGCTACTTATCCCCGTCATCCTGTATCGTCTGTCCATCGCGTTTAAACGCATAGACGGACGGCACGACATGACGAAGAACAACCGCGAAACCTGGCTCAACCAGCTGGCCGAAATGATGGCGCCGCGCTTCGCTGAACTCGGTTACCCGTTGCCGCCGTTCCGGGTATCGGTCGGCTTCCCGTCCGCCGGCATGAAGTCGCGCGCGATCGGCGAGTGCTGGGACAAGTCCGCATCCGGTGACAAGCACTTCGAAATCTTCCTTCGCCCCGACCGCTCCGACTCGATGGACGTAGCCGCCACCCTGGCTCACGAACTGGCGCATACGGCCGTCGGCCTGGATCAGGGCCACACCGGCAACTTTGCCCGTGTCGCGCTCGCGCTCGGCCTGCGCCGCCTGTTCGCCACGACTGCCGGCCCTGCTTTCATCGCGTGGGTAGAGCCGATGCTGGAAAGGCTCGGCCGGATCCCGCATGCGCCTCTGTCATGGCGAACAGGCGGCGGCGTGACGCGTGGCGGTGGCGGTATCCTGCCGAAGCCACCGCGCGACGACAGCGGCGCCAGTGACGCCGATGGCGAGCATGACGACGACGTGCCACAGTCCAGTGCGCCGCCGAAGCAGACAACCAGGCTCCGCAAAGCATGCTGCGCCGACTGCGGCTACACCGTCCGCGTAACGTCCAAGTGGCTGGAAATCGGCCCGCCGCACTGCCCAGTGCACGGCGCGATGGCGGTCGACGTGGAGTAACCCGCACGCAAAAAGAAACCCCGCCGGAGCGGGGTTTTAGTGGTGGCCGGCGCTGATCTCGGCTTGCTTGGTTTACCCGCTATTGACAAGACGGCTGGCGACTCTGTTGACCGGGGCACCCTGTCTTAGCCCCGAACGGTCATGACTCGCTGCGCCTTTATCTTCAGATGGTCGCGTCGCAAGTCGCCATGCGTCTGGTGCCTCTCGGCCTACCGCGCGGGCGAGGACTCCGCGCGGATTCCCGACAAGTTACACCGGGACGGCCTCTCTTGTTGTTGTCTGGTGGATCGCGTGAGAATCGAACTCACCGCGCCGATCTTGCAAGGATCAGCTGCGCCCCAGCGCGCAACCCGAAATCGTTGCCGGTCTTTCCCGGCTGTCAGGTGTGAAGCGGCTGCTCGACGTATACCAACGCCTTCGATTACAGGTGCCGCCTTCTGTCCAGGCCCTTACGGAATCTGCCTGGCAAGTCATACGCCCGATCCCCAAACTGGGAAGTTGTGCGCACCGCGACTCAATTCATGGCCGGTCTTTCCCGACTGTCACCGGACAACTTTTCTTTACTGCGGCTTCCGAAGACCCCACACAGCAGATTCACCCGTTTTCGTGGTCGGTTACGCTGCTGCCCGATGTCACTCCACGGTCAGGATATTAGGGACGTCTTTCTGCCCTGTCAACCCCTATTCGACGACGGTCGCGTCCTGCGCCTGGTCGACCGCTTCAGCACGCGTCGCGGCCGCCGCTTCCTCGGCCGTGTTCGGCTGCTCGGCCTCGATCGTGCAGCGGTAGCCGTTCGACCCGACGTAGTGTTCCGCGCGTGTAATCAGCCAATCGCCGTCGACGCCATCACGGAAGCCATGCATGGTCACCAGCGCTTCAGCCGCAAGTTCAGGGCGCCCCGGAAGCGAGTAGAACATGGTCCGCTGCGCACGCGCCCGCTTTCGCTGCGCCGACCTGGCGGCATTCTCGGCCGACACGCGGTCGGCGTAGGACATGCGCAGACGGATCACCGGCTCGCCGTCGCCGATCGACACTTCGCGGCGCTGTGCCTTGCGTGTGTCGCGGTAGTACGCGACGCACGTTCCGGGACTGTCGCGGCTGGCGATCGTGACGCGGTAGTCATTGCCGTCCAGCGGCGTCAGCGTCACATGCGGCAGCTGCATGCCGCCTGCGGACACCGCATCGCCACGCTTGGCGAATACCAGGGCGCCGCCCGCAGGCTTCGCCACGGCGTCATAGCGCTTCGCGAGCCGCGAAAGCAGGTTCATGTCCGATTCGTGCGCCTGGTCGGTATGCGGGAGCGCAATGCTCGCCAGCGCGGCCGACACGGCTGGCTTGAGCCGGTGTTCACCCGCGATCCGCTTGACCATCGCCCCGATCGTCGTCCCTTTCGGCCAGCTGCGCGTCTTCTGCGTTTGCAGCTGCGACTTGCCGGCCTTGCTGGCTTCATACGGCGCCGCGCGCGCGCGGATAATCATTTCACCAGGGAAGCCGGACACTTCGATTTCGTCGACGACGAACAGGCCCATGCGCTGCACTGTGCCGTCATACCCAAGGAAGATTTCCAGCTCCGCGCCTGTCGGCGGCAGCGCTACCGGATTCGCTTTGTCGTGATCGGCGAGCGCGATTTCTACTGTATCCGCCGTCGTGCCGGTGCCGTCGACAAGCCGCAGCGACTTGAACTGCTCTTTGATTCGCGCAGTAATGTCGACGCTGTTCGCGACGACACGGAATGCCGGCACGATATTCAGTCCCACAGTGCGGGGACCGTCGTCGTGCTGGCCGGCTGCTCGATGTCGGGAAGCGTCACGGACACGCCAGCGGGCAACTTCGCCCACTCGGCCAGGCCGGGGTTTGCATCAAGCACCTGGCGCAACATGGCCGGGTTGAGCGCGCCGTAGTGGCGCAAGACGATATCGTCGATCATGTCGCCGGTGCGGGTCTTATACGTCAGCATCGCCGAACTTCCGCAGTGATACGTTGAACTCTTGCCGGCGCGGCGAGCCGTCCGGCTTGAACGATGAAGCGGTTTCGCTGATTGAGTCGATCACCCACAAGCCGAGAATTTCGCCGGACGCAGCGATCAAGCGAACCGGCTTTCCGCCGCTCGCGATCTGCCGCAGTGACTCGATCTGTCGGTCGCCGCCGCGAAAGTCGGGATAGACGATTCCCGGCAGATTGATCGTGTCGTCGGCGGGGCCGGTGAACTGCAGCGCGTCATACTGCCCGACGCGTTCCTGTGCCGCCCATCGCCAGGCCGTCGACCGCTGCATTTCCTGAAATACTGCGGTGTTCAGCGAGAACTTGAAGCCGCCGAGCATCAGCATCACCGGGGCGTTACCGCTATCGTTCCCGGTGAACGATGCCAGCGCGTTGTCTACCAGGCCCGTCAGAACTTCGCGGTATGACATCAGTTAGTCGCCCCGTCGACCAAGCTGCCGCGACGCGCAGTTGCGTCCTCGCGCTTCATCTGCGCGACGCGGCGCGCGAACTCTTCCGACGACTCGCCCGGAAGCTGCGTAATGTTGAACGTGTTCTGCTGGTGCACGACGGTGCTACCACGGCCGCCCCGACCCGTTCCGGAAGGCATCGGCGGAGCCTTGCGGCCACTCGCCGGAGCCATGAGCGGAGGCGGCTGTGCGTCGTCGGCGGCGCCGGTGTTCCACTGCAGACCAGCGTTCCGCTCGCGGCGTGCCTTGAATAGATCAGCGGCGAACGCCCCAGGCATGGTAATCGCCTTCACGGTCGTCATCACCACGTCGCGGCGCGCTTCGGTTTCCTTCGTGGCCTGCTCCTTGCCGACTTCCATTTCGCGCTTCTTCTTGTCCAGCAGGCCCATCGCTTCAAGCGCGTCGTCGACGATGGTCACCAGGCCGTCGGCGATACCCTTGAACAAGTGATCGACATACGACTTGAAGCCGCCGAACATTTGCTTCACGCCGTCGATCATCATCCCGAAGTCGGCGGTAAATACGCCCTTCAGCACCTTGAGTGCGCCGCCGAAAATCGACTTGATGTCAGTCCACAGCGTTCCGAAAAACGCCTTCACGCCATCCCAGTGCTTGTAAATTTCGTAGGCCAACCCCGCGACCGCCGCACCGATCAGGAAGATAGGATTCAGCAACACCGCGCGACCGAGCCACATGAAGCCACGGCCGAGCGCGACGACCGACCGCCCCAGAAACCCAAGGTTGCCCGCGATTCGCGCAGCGTTGAACCGCGCGAACAGTCCCCACACCTTCAGCACCGGCGTTGCGAGCGTCGCCCAGGCGAAGGCAACGCCCGTCGTCACGACGCGCAGGCCAGTCAGTGCGAGCGCGGCGCCGACGACGCCCTTGATAAGTCCGGGGTGTTCCGCCGACCACTTCGCGAAGCGCTCGACCAGCGGCCCGGCGGACTTCAGCAGATCATTGATGGCCGGCAGCAGTGCGCTACCGATCGTTACGCTGACTTCCGTCATGCGGTTTTTTGCAATCTGCCACTGTGCGGCAGTGGTCTGCATGCGCGCCTGGAACTCGCGCGACATGCTGCCCTTTGCCGCCGCGCCGTTCGCCAACTCAAGCTGGCGCCGATACTCGTCGACGCCGTTCGCCAGCTTCGCGATCGCGCCGCCCCAATCCTTGCCGAACAGGCGGGTAACGGCCTCCATCTGCTGCTCTACGGGAAGCTTCTTGATGCGGCCCAGGACGTCAAGAATCATCGCCTGCGGGTCGTCGATCATGCCCTTCTGAAGCTGGTCGGCCGTCATGCCGAGCATCTGCACGGCGACCTGAAACCGCTTCGGGTTCATCTTCGCGACTTGCAGCTGTCGCATCATGCCGGCAGCGGCCGTGTCGGCTCGCTCGGCCGACTCGCCAAGGGTCAGCAGCGTCGACGCCAGCGCGGCGGCATTCTTCGCGGACAGCCCCATCGTCGCGGACGCGCCGGCAAGGTCGCCCTGCAGCACGCGGATGATGTCGCCGCCCTTCGACAGGGCGTTGTCGTCAAGGTAGTTGATCGCGTCGCCAAGCTCGCCGATCGCGGTCACCGGGATTTTGAAGACCCCGGCAATCTTGCCCACGCTGTCCGCCAGCTCACCCGGCGCCTGTTCGAACGCAGTCGACATCATCGCCGCGTCGCGCACAAAGCCAATCAGGTGTTCGCGAGCGATACCCATACGGGCGCCGGCTGTCACCATGTCGGCGATATCATTCGTCGCCAGCGGCAATTCATGGCCGAGCTGCTGAATCTGCCGCCCCATGTCGAAGTAGATTTTCGTCAGGTTGCCCGACGCGTCGCGCGCGCCGTCAACCTGCTTGGCGACGCCGAGCATCGCCGTTTCGAACTGCACCGCCTGCCGTACCGGGAACATGGTCGTCGCCGCAACGGCGCCGAACACGCCAACAGCGCCGCGAAACTGCCCGCCGAGTTCCTGTCGGCGCGCGCGGTTCGCGTCGATGCGTGCCTGCACGTTCGCCAGCCGCGATTGCGCGCCGCGCAGCCTGTCGGCCTGGATGGCAAGGCCGGCGTACTCGCGGCGCAACCCCTCGACGCCCTTGCCCATTCGGCGGAACGTGTCGATGCTGCGGCCGAGTAGCCGCTGCCGGCGCTCGACGTTGACGATTTCCTCGCCAATTTGCTTCAGGCCGGTTTTCGTCGACGACAGCGCCGTCCGAAACGCGCCCGAC